GATAATCTTGATGTGGATAAGGTATTGTCATTTCACTGCCAGGAAATGTAGGTGCACCAAAACCAAAAGTCTTAGCTGCATAGTCTTCCATTTCACCTTCGTCTGCATCAGCAGCTCCTGTTATACCTACTTTGTTAGCCATGTCTTTTCCAAAGTCAGAAACTTTGCCAAACATTTCTTTTGCCATTAGTCCCCATAGTCCTCCAGATTGACCATATCTCATAGCCATATCTTGAATAGGATACATTTTTCCATACACATCTGGTGCGTTATTTCTAAATATATTACTTTGATTAGAAAATTGTTTCTGTACGTCTAAAGGTGCTACGTTAAATTTTTCACCTATTTTGTATTTATCGTTTCTATTGTATGTTCTTCTTCTATCTTTAAGTTCGGAAAAACGTGGATCGTTTTGTGTAAAGTTAGGGGCTTGCGATTGCAGCTCCATCATACGATTATAGTTTTTCATCTCCGGCCCCTGACTAAAAGGGGTCGGAGTATGTTTACGTTTTAGATATGCTGATCTTGCATCCATTAGATAGCTCCAATAATTACGATTACTATTAAAGCGACAATTCCGGCCTTAATCCAATCCTTAAGCTTCCAGTCACTCCATTCTTTCAAATGTGCAACTAAATCTTTTAGTAACTTCATATTTTCCTCCTATTTACTTCGTTTCAGCCCACCCTTACGGTATGACTTTTTCACCTTTCCTCCCTTCTTCAATTGAACTTTTTGTCCAGTAGAACGAGCATGTTTTTGTGCTTGTTGTACTCCCATTGAAGTATAAGGAAACTTTTTTTGACCTACGTTTGGCATTATTCCTCCTAATGTATTGTTGGTTTAGGTTCGTTATGAAAAATTGCTAATATATCTTCTTGGTAATCAAAGCTATCAGCAGTGGCTTGAAAAACTTTACGAGTATCTACAGGACCTAATGCGTCAACATACAAATTACGTGTAACTGCTAACATAGCACCGCAGACTTGTAAAACATCTTCTTCAGAATTTATGTTCGCTCTTGCAACTTCTTCCATTTGTTGCATTACAGAACTAAGCTTTTCCAGTTGTTTTTTTACTTTGTCCGTTTTCTCTGGATCTCGCATTTTGCCTCGCTATTCTTTCAGCCGATTGATTTTTTCTATCAGCCATTTCATTTTTCATGGCTTCTCTCGTAGCCGCCATATTTTCTTTTAACATTGCTATTGCCTCAGCAGAATCCTCTTTATTAGCATCTGCTGAAACTTTCATCAAGTCAATACTTGTATCAGCTTCTAATTTATCTCTTTCAAGATCCATTTTAGCTGAATCAATCATCATGTCTTTTTGCATCTGCATTTGAGTTTGCATAGCTTTTAAATCAATTTCTTGTTGTTTTAATTTAACAAGTGGATCTTGTTGCTCACGACTTATTCTAGCTTCTTCATCTTGTGCTAGTTGTTTAGTCATTTGTGCCTCTATCTTAGCTTGTTCAGATGCTTGCTGATTAACTAATTGATCCATTTGTTGTTGCATTTGTTGTTGTGCTTGAGGGTTTTGTTGTGCCTGTTGCATTTGTTGCTGAAGTTGTTCAAATTGTGGTTTGAATTTTTCAGTAACTTGTTGAGCAGCAATTAATGAAATATGTTCTGATACATGTGCTTGTAACATTGCATATAATTGCGGATTAATTTGTACCATTCTTGTAAACATAAATTCAGCATGTGCTTCTATATGTGCCATATGATCTTGCATTGGAAATGCTTTAGGTCCTTGACCTCTCATAGCGCCAGCATTTTCCATTGCTGGACTAATTGGTTCTGGCATTTCAGGATCAGGTTTTAATATTGAATCAACATTATCTACACCCATAGCGTCATACATTCTTCTATATGCTTCACGTAAATTATGTAATTGTGGTGCAGCTGTAGCTAATTGTAATTGCTGTTGTGCTAATGTAACACGTTGTGCCATTGAAAATATATTTGGATCAGATACTGGTAAAACATCAACACGTTCATCAAAATCTGATTGTTTAATCATTTGGTTACCACCGACAACCATGTAAGGATATTGTGGCGGTAAATAAATTGAAAATACTTTTGCAAGCAATTTAAATTCTATTTTTTGTGCATAGTGCAATCTTTTATGAATTGCACTCATAACTTTTGTCCCTCTTTCAATTAAAGCTAATGTAGTTCCAACAGGGTTGAGATGGTTCTTTATATGGAAGGGGTAATAATGATTCTTTTATTGATTGTCCTGTAACATCAACATCTCTAAACTCACCAGGTTGTAAAGGTTCATCATGATCACGTATACGCATGCCACGTGCTTTAAAACCTGCTGGAAGATTGGCAAGAGTACCTGCATCAATTAATTGTCGCAAAACACTTGTTGCAGTTCTTGACAATCCACCAAGCATATGAATTAGACCAAATCCGTAGAAGCCTAATCCTGGGAGGAATTTATAGTGTACAAAATAATCATTCTTCGCAAAATTTGGATCATTTTGTTTCCAGTTCCTTCTTATAGAAAGAATTTCTTGCGAATATTGATCAATTGAAACTATATACGGTAACTTAACACCAGATGTATCTTCAAAACCTGGAACATCTGCGTTGATGTGCATCTCAAGTATGACATGCTCATCATCACTAGATCCATAGCTTTTTTCTACACCTTGTAACTCATCAACTTTATCTACAACATCATCGGAATCAACAGTTCCAGTTGGAAGTTCAATGTCTCGATAAAATTTACTTAATTGTTGTTTTCTTATATCATTGCCACTGCATTTTATAATATGTGTTATACGATCTGCACTTGAAATATCTGTTGCCATATAATTAATTACTAAATCCTCGCCAGCAACAAATTTTGCTATAGCACGTTTTAATAACCCATCATAATAAACTTTTTTAAATGCTGAACCGGCAAGTGGTAAATAAAATAATAACTGATCCATATCTGGATCATATTCTGTCATCACATCTGTGATTTGATAATTCATAAAATCTTTAACACGTTTCGCCTGATCTTCTACTTCAGGCGTCGACAGACCTATAACTTGGCATCTTACGGGGCCGCTTGGGGGGAGAAGTTCCTTATACGCTTGAGCCTGAAACTGTGTAACAGATTCAGCGAGTAAGGGATGTACGACCCCGGATGCACCTTCGAACGGCTGTGTTCGGTCTTCATATTTGAAGCCTAACATATCAAGACCCTTGATATAGGTATCTTCCCAATCTTTTCTTGAGTCTTTATCCGCTTCGAATTCTGCTAGTAGATCCGAAGAGAATCTACTTAATTCGTTTTCGTCTATGTATTCTGATAAATTTGCATCATGTGGTATGTTAGATGTATCAATAGGAGCATCTGGATCCATATTGATTTCTGCACCACCATCTTCCATTAATTCTACATCTGGTTCAAAATTAACCCCTCTATCGGGCTCTAATTGTACTTCTTCACCAGTTGGTTCTAATTCTAGTGCACCTGTAAGTGCTTCTAAAGCTTTATCTATATTATTTTTATTATCAGCCATTGACTGCTATTCCCCCTCTTTTGTAGATAGGTGTACCTTTTTGAACATTAAATTTAGCTGCATCATCCAGCCAAATCATTGGAACTTCCCATCCTCTTCCTCTATCATCTATTATAGCAGTTTTTATATATTTTGCACTACTTTTATTTGCTGCTTTTTTCATAGCACCTTCTGCTAATGGTCCGTAAGCAGTTAAATTACCTATGTAATCTCTTGACCCTGGTGAATTGCCTATATTTTTTATTGCAGGACTTGAAATAGTTACACCATCATATCCACCTTCTTGTGCAACTTTAACAGCATATTTCATTACAAATTCATTATAATCTTCAGTTCTACTAAGTGGACCCATTGCAACTCCACTATGATCGCCTTCTGCCATTTTAGCACGTTTATCTTCAATTATTTTTCTTACTTTAATTCGTTCCTGATTAAGTCTATTTAATCTTATTTGCTTTTGTTTAGTCATAGGACCTGATTGTATTTCATCTATCTTAGCTAAAATTAATTTTAATTGATCTTCATTTGCTTTATCTGTTACAGTTTCTTTCATTAAATCACCACGTGGTGCATATTTAGATTCTGCTAACTCTTGTCGAGATACTTTTTTACCTTCTGCTAATTTTTTCTTAACAGATCTTTGTTTTCTATTCATAGCTTGGTGCATATCAGCTTGTATTTCTTCTATGTGTAATATTCTTCTACCAAACTCATCAGTTCTATCAGATGTACGCATGTGCATAAATCCACCCATTGTATCACTATCGGATAAAGAGTCAAAGTGTGCAGGAGCACCTTGTTTCTTTGCAACTTCACCATATGTCATATATGGCTCAGTTTCACGAAGCGATCCTCTTGGATGTTTATATTTAAATACAAACTCACGGTAATTTTCACCACCACCTAGTGTTTGTGTACCTCTATATTGTGGTCCTCTTGCATATTTATCAAATCCAGCTAATCTTGTTTTTGTAACTGATGCTATATCTTGTAATATTTTTTTTAATTCAAAAGGAAACTTTTGTGGAAATCCTTCTCTAATTGAATTTGCAACACCTGTATTATTAAAAACTGAACTTTCAATTGCATCAATTATGTCAGAAACTGCTTTCTGATTATTATTTCCAATTGCTTCTTTTAATGGCATTGCTGTATTACGTATTGACTTCAATACATTCTTTAATGGTCCATCGCGATATGACTGTAAATCATATTTCATGATGTTATTATAAATTTTTCCTGCATCTTCACTGCTGCCACCAAGTGCCACAACATCAAGTTCTGGTGCTAATTTATTATCAAAGTCTTTTACTAGTTGTTCTTTTGTAACTGTTTTGTTTCCCATTTTTGAAAGATGTGGTGCTAGTCCTGTATCGTTTAATTCCATATCTTTTATTGGATTGAATTTAGGGTTATGAATACCGTGCTTTGGCATTTTTAAGTATTTTACCCATTGACTTCCAGTCATAGACTCTACTGGTGCATTAATAATCTTTTCCCTTGAATTCCAAAACATTGCACCTGGTTGTTCTGGTTTTGGTTGTTTAGGTTTCCTTGTTCCAACAGTATACATATCAGCGTATTCATCACTTCTTATAAAATCTGTTGCTTCTTTTCTTGTATTAAAATCTT